TGGTCTGCGCCGTTAAGTACCCACTCCAACCAAGGTAAAGGATTGTCTTTTACTTTATAATTACCCTTGAGTCCTAGTTGCAAAAGTCTTCTATCAGTAATGTATCTTACATACTGTTTAACTTCTGATTGTTCTAGTCCTTCAATGTCACCTAGTTTGTATGCCAAGTCAATGAAGTTATCTTCTAACTTCACAGCCTGTCTTGCCATCTCATATATATGTCCCTTAAATTCGTCATCTACAATACGAGGATGTTCTGCACAATATGCCTTGAATAGTTTTGCAATACCCTCAACATGAATTGATTCGTCACGAATACTCCACTCAACTACCTTACCCATACCTTTCATCTTACCGTAGCGTTGAAAGTTCAACAACATTACGAATGATGCAAAGAGGGCGACACCTTCATTCATTACAGATTTTGCCATTGTAAGTCCAAGTCCACGAACAGTGTTTGGATCACTCTCCATCATAAACTCAATCTTATCTGCCATCTCTGTATATTCTAGGAAGGCATGATACTCGGCATCAGATAACCCAAGTGTCTCATTAAGAAGTGCATATGCACGTTGGTGAATAGCTTCTCTATTTGCAAAAGAACCAAGCATATTCCGTACTTCATTGTTCTTAAACTTTGGTATAAGTTGGTCATAATAGTTCTGTCCTACTGCAACATCAGACTGTGTAAACAATCTTAGAATGTTTGTGATGTATTCTTTTTCAATTGCACTTACCTTACCAGATTTCCAATCTGCAACATCTTCAGACAAGTCAAGTTCGTCTTCAATCCAGTGAACCTTCTCGTGTCTTGTTGTAATTTCAACTGCCCAAGGATAGTGGAATGGTTTGTATGTTTCTGAGAACACCATCAACCCACCACCTTTCTTTTTGACAAAAGTATCTGCAACTGCAATAAACTGGTCGTATGTACCAATCAGTTTGTCATCAATAAAGATTTGTGGTACTGAACGAGCATTCGGTACACGTTGATAAAAAGCAAGACGCTCTTCTTCGTTATCCATACGATGTTCTGTATATTCATATCCATGAGAATTAAACCAGTGTTTCGCTTTCTCACAGAATGGACAATTTGATTTACTATAAATTTCTACTTTCATTTTTTTACCCTTGACAGTTAATGCAGTCATCTTGTGTTTCTGCTTCCATTGTTTGTGTTTCAAAATCTTTCAATGCATCACGAGCAACCTTCAGTGATACATTCTCTGCACGTTGAGAAGTCTCTGTTCTCAAATAGTAAAGACCTTTAGTCCCTAACTTCCATGCAGCAAAGTGACTACGATGTAAGTCTTTCTTATCTGCCCCAGCAGGGAAGAATAGATTTAGTGATTGTCCTTGACAGAGATATTCTTGTCTGTCTGCGGCTTGTTCCACCAACACCAATTGATCAAGTTCAATCGCTGTTTTGAAAACATCTTTGACTTTTTGTGATAGGAAGTCGAGGTGTTGTACCGAACCGCCATTTGTAATAATATCTGACCAAACATCTGGATTGTTTTTTCCAACCTTACTTAGTTCTTCTTCCAAGTATTTATTATAGACCAAATGAGAGCCTGCACGAGTACGGTGTGTATATGCATTCGCTTTTGCTGGTTCAATAGATGGAGAAGTAGAAACAATAATACTACTATTGGCATTAGGTGCAATCGCCAGTAAATGTGCATTGCGCCGACCAGTACCCCTCATATCAGGAGCCTCGCCCCTTTCTGAACCCATAATTAGTGTTTCCTTCACTGATGTATCTTTGATGAATTTAAACACTTCACGATTCAATTCTCGTGCTTCTGGCGAATCAAATGCAATTCTCTTCTGATGTAGAAGTGAATGCCATCCCATTGCACCTAGTCCAAGACTTCTTTCTTGGGTTGCTGAGTAGCGAGCACGTTGAATTTCATCGCCTGCGTTATCAATGAAAAACTGTAGTACGTTGTCAAGGAAGCGAATAAGATCACCAACAAGATTTGTAGATTTCCATTCATCGTATTTCTCCAAGTTTAATGAAGACAAACAACAGACGGCAGTTCTATCTTCTGATGTGGGCAAATGGATTTCATTACATAGATTAGAACCATGTATCTTTAATCCTTTCGCTTTCATTGTGTGTGGTAATGCACGATTAGCAGTGTCAATGAAGTTTAGATATGGTTCACCTGTACGATAGCGTACTTCTAGGATTTGTTGCCATAACGTCCTAGCAGGCATTGTTTCTCTTACAGTTGCATCATTCGGGTCTTTCAAGTCCCACATCTCATTGCGTTCTACTGCCCGCATGAAATCATCTGTGATATTGATAGCGTGATGCAAGTTTAAGTTCTTACGATTGACATCACCTGTAGGTACACGCATATTTAAGAACTCAATAAGGTCTGGGTGTGATACATCCATGTATGCAGCGTAAGAACCTTTACGAGTTTTGCCTTGACGATATGCAGTCATGTCTGCATCTACCGTATGGAGAAATGGCATTGGCCCAGGCGCCTTATCTGAGATAGCACGAATATCACTCCAGTGTCCACCGACACCACCACCTTTAACAGACAACCAACGCAACTCAGCAGAGTGGTCGATTAGTCCTTCAAGTGAATCTGGAACATAAGTCAAGAAGCACGAGATAGGTAATGCTTTTGCTTTCTGCCCTGGCGCTGGTGCATTTGATAATACTGGTGATGCGAACATAAACCAGCCTTTGGATACTGCATCATAGATACGTTGAGCGAGTGCTAAGTCTCCATCACAATATGCGACTGAGGCACGAGCAAATGCTTGTTGTGGTGAATCTTCGTTGTCATTACAATAATAGTCTTTTAGAAGTTTGTATGCTTGTTCTGATAATTCTTTGTCTCTTGATTTTTCTATTTTGATACCGAGGTGGTCGAGACCATGTCTTTCCTCAGTCTTGGTGAAGGGTACGATAACTTCTGCCAGACTTTTCATATTTTTTTCTCCATTTTTCTAATATGTCCGTTTCCACGAATTGAAAACAGTTTGTGCTTTTAACCCCGAATGGGAGTTACTATGTATAATGCCAAGAACCTCTGCCTGCGTCATTCCAGAAAGAATCATGTCATTTATGTCTTTTTCTTTTATGGTATTAGGCCAAAGACAAACCTTATATCCTTCCTCAATGCATCGTTCAATCTGTCTACAAATCTCTTGATTTCTAGGTTCATTATCTGGCACGAGAACTGCTTTATCCTTAAACTGAGGCACACGCAAATCACTTTGAGCAACAGCAATAGCATTGCTTATGAATAGACTATCGAATGGCCCCTCTGTAACATATACGTTATCATTAGGGTTAAGTCTATCCATACCAAAGATTTTTGGATATTCAGTATCCAAAATTATTGTAATGTACTTCTGTTTTTCGTCACCGAATGATCGCCCTTGAAAAGCGAATATTTGTCCGTTCTCCTTTCTAAAGGGGATAATCATACGAGGATGATCTCCGTCCAATGAAGGGAACTTGTTTTGGACTTGAGTATTGGTGAACTCAAAAAATTTAGGACAGAAATATATATCATTCCAAGCATCTCTAGGCAGCGATCTATCAGATAAAAATTTGACAGCAGGATGATTTTTTTCAAGTTCTGCAAAAGTTTTTAGATCACCCAATCTACTTTTAAATTTAGGTGCTTTGAAATCGAACTGTGGTTTGGGAGTTTTGTATGCACCCTTGTAGGGCGTACCATTAGTACCTTCTTTGTACCGCTCCATCACATATTCTTTGTATAGGTTTGCATCTACAAACTCTATAAGTTTTGCAACGGTTGTACCCATAGCACAATTATGACATTTATAGAACAAATCATTTTTTGTTCTGTAAACGAAACCTCGTGCCTTGTTCTTTTTCTTAGATGAATCACCACAATAGGGACAAGAGAAATTCCACAAGTAATCCTTCTTCTTGGAGAAGTTTCGGAGTCTTGGGCCTATGAGAGAGACATACTTTGTATCAATATAATTCATAGTAACAATATACCAGAATTATATAGCAAAGTCAATAGATTTACATGAGTGCTGGAAGTATTTCCGTAAGGGCGAACCCTACTACAATCGAACCACCAATGATGACATACCGCCATTTTTCAAGTACACCTACTCTTGTGGATAGTTCTTCACGCAGTTTGATGAACTGTTGCGCCTCGTTGTGTCCATGTTCACGCATAGCATCAACCAGACGGCGTTCCATTTCACCCATTTGATTAGAAGTTTCTTTAGCATTGGATGTAATTCTGCTATGTAGTTCTTGTACGGTATTCTTGAATTCTTTTTCTTGTTCGTCCAAAGCTTCTTCCTGACGTATTAGTTTTTCTTCATGTACCGCCATAATGGTATGTAAAGCAGAAGATACGTCAGCAATTTTCTCAATTGCAGAATCCAATCTAAGATGGATCTGTTTCATTTCTGTGACTTCTCTTTTGAGAAGTTCAACTTCTGTATCTAGTGTTTTAACCGTTGCCATCTTCTAATTTCTTTATGCGAGTTTCTAGTTCATCTATCTTCTTTGTAACATGTGGATACTTCTTTCTCCACGCATCTTCTGGTTGTCTTAACCAATTCCAATTATATTTATGCACCAAGTAATCTAAACAACTGTCTAATTTACCATAACTCCAGATACCCATCTTAGTATCTTTGAAGTATGCAAGGAATGCTGCACCAAGCAACGCCCCAATTATACTGGTGTAAATCCAGAGTGTATCGTCAAACAATCCCATTATAGAGTCTCCGTATGTTTGATGTAGTTATCCATACCGTGGTCTTTAACACCATCCAAAGCACTACTTCTCCAACCTCTCCACTTATCCTTTACTGCTTGCCAGAATGTAAGTGTTCTAATATTACCATAGAAGTTGATGTATGTCAAGTCACCATGATGTTTATATCCCATCAACCATAATGGTACTCTTGTTACGATATCATTGTTGTTTACAACTCTTGTGTGTGGTGTCTGAATATTCTTTACAAACTTACGAGTACCAACACGAGGCGAACCAAATGTAAATAGTTCTTCAACAACTTGGGTTTCTTCAAATCTTGAACATGCAATAGTCGCCATAGCAGCACCTAATGAATGTCCAGTGATATAAAATTTCTTTTTAAGATGTTTACTTCTATGAGCAACAACTTGTTCCCATAACTTATTACACTCACCCACGAAACCAGAATGTACTAAACCATGTGTCATTGCACCACGAGGGATTGCATTCAAGTCTGCAAGAACATCAGATAGTTCATCTGGTTCTGTTCCTCTGAAACATAGGACATACATCTCTTTGTTCCATACGGCATGACATTGAGCGCCATCCACCTCAAAAAACTTATGGGTAAATCCCATACTTCTAAAAATAACCTTTGCTTCCTTACCGTCTAAGTATGCATTAGCTGCCAGTTGCGCCATCAGATTGATCATCTTCATCTCCTTGGGTAGTTATTGCATTCTCGTAATAAAGAATAATTTGTTTTTGTTGTTCAATATATCGTCTTAACTCTGCAATATTTTTTGATAAATTTTCATAGTCCTTTACGGATATAGCAATGTATGAATCTGCTCCATTCTTTGCTTCAAATTCTTTTTTAAACTCTTCAAAGTTTTCTTCTGGTGATACAACGTAAATAGATATATCATTCAGTTGAACTGACTTTGGCCCCGGCACTGTTGGAATCTTTCTTTCAACAATTTCCGTTACTGTTACAATTTTAGGTTCTGGTATGATTGACGAGCAACTACTCAGTAGTACTGTCGCTGTCAGAACTAGTAATAGACTCAAGGTCATCCCATAGTTTGTCTGTCGCATTTTGCATCCTCTTTTCAATTAGCCCAGGCTTCTTATTTGCCAAATGAGTCAAATTGTGTTTATTCAAAGTGTTACGCAACTCATCTCCATACTTCTCTGACTTCTGTAAGTCCTGTACAAGTTGATTAGTAAGGTTGTTTAACCTTTCTGCGTCTGCACCCATCTTATCAATAGTCGCCTGATTTGTTTCATTAGCGACTTCTAATTTTGCGTTGTTCTCACGCAACTGTGCAATTGTGTTTTGGGTGGTGTCATAGTAATACTTAGCACCGTATGCGGCACCACCCAACAATCCAACTACGATTAATATTGCATATAATCTAAACATGTTATCTCCATGGCAACATTGTCATACCAATTTGGTTTAGTAGTAGTTCAATAACTATAAGCCCAATACCACCAGAACCCAATTGCCACGCCCACCATTTCCATCCAGTGAGCGATCTTGACCATTGTGCAAGTTTGCTGTTATGTGCTTTTTCATACGCACCACTTTTATCACCAATCTTTTCTGCCCACCAATTTCCATCTAGGATATTCTTGAGCATAATAAGAGGCCAAAAAATGATACGCAAGATTTTCATTTACTCAGACTTCCAAATCGTCCAAGCACCGTATGCAATTGCAACACCAGCAGCAATCTTTGCAAGAGGTGCCATGAATAAAATCATCAGTCCTAGTGCAATACATACTCCGCCATCAAGTGATGTTCTTTCTTTTAGTCGGTTAGAAATCCAACCTCTAATTCCAGTTTTTACAACTGCTTTTTTAGTAGCTTTTTTAGTAGCCATACTCTTCTCCTTAGAAGGATAGTTTTGTGTCTGGAGTTTTAAAGTCTTTCTTTCTCATTACCGTCTTGGCAACTAAATCCAGTTCTTTACCATCCCATTTTAATACAAACGGCATATTAACATCCGTTTGCATATCGTTGATTACTGCCTCAGCATCAGGCCCAAGTTTGGCAATCTTCTTACCATACTTCTTATAAGACTGTTTGAACAATCTAATAAGTTCTGCAACAGTAATCTGTTTCTTGTTTCGTGTATCATTCACTCTATCTAAAAAGTGTCTGGTAAACTCAACATCAATACCGACTGCTTTATATAGTCTGTCGGCATACTTCTCAACACCATCTAAGTCTTGCTTAGTGATTTCTTGTTCTGATAACAAATGTTGTCTGAAGGTTTTCATTGTCTTACTTTATCTTAGACAATGCGAATCCGGCAATCTTTTGAAAGTCTGCCTTCTTACCGTTAATCAGTTTTTTCATCTTATCCTGATTAGACTTGTTTACTAAATCAAAAACTTGTGTTACAGCTGATGCAGTAAACATATCAACCTTCATAGAACCATCTTTAAATTTTATTGATTTCGCTTGTTTGTTCTTTACAATATTCTTTAGAACATCTACATTGTCTTCTGCAAGAAGATACTCATGTTCTCTATTGATTGTATTTTCTTGAACCTTTGCGGCAAGTTTGGATTGTTTTTTCATTTCTCTTTTTGCCTTTAGTTCTGTCATACGTTTATAAAAGCGTCTTGCTTCTTTGGTTCTACCATCGTATGGTTTCTTTTCTTTCTTTTTCTTCTTATCCATTACTGCGTCTGGTGGGAGAGCGACTCCACCACCGGCGACAGAGTTTGCTGGTGCATCTTCTTGTTGCAACCCCAACATTGGATCGTCATAAAACTTTTTCATTAAATCATCAAAGTTAAGTGACATACTATAAGTCTCCTATGTCTAATTCCTTTATATCCTCTGAAGATACAAAAATCTTCTGTTTCGTTCTGCCATGAATAACAGGAAACACATCCACGCCTAGGATAGTATCAGCTGGCGGTGTGTCTTCGAATACTTCAACTTCATCTCCCTCAAGAGCATCAAAGTCATCTTCTTCTTCATTTGTAGTAATAACATCTTGTGTTAGTGTATACAGTCCTTTTGACAACTTACCGTTATCAAGAGTTACTTCTTCTACAATACTATTGTCAAGTTCAATATTATTTTCTTGCAAGTATTTCATAAATTCTTTTTCAAATACTTGTGGGTCTTCTACATGTTCTTTAAATGTATCTTTCAGCAAAAATAGAGCTGCAGCATACGTTCCCACCTTAGAACGTAATCCTGGCACCTTACCGAAAATTTTCTTGATATTAAAGACAAGTTTATGCAGTACAGTGTATGCACTCTGTTCTGTTGCTTTATACAGTTTCTTGCCTGCTATACGATTTCCATTCTCATCAATGATGCCCAATTTATATGCATCAGTTTTTACGAATGGAGTTGTTAACAGTCTAATGAAACGGTAGGTAACAAATAAATCAATTGCTCTTCCCATTATAGTTTCCTTAGAACTTCCTTAATTCTATTATCTTCATGGATATTAGAAAGTTCTGTCTCTGTAAGCATTCCTAAAAAATTCATAAAAGTTTTTAGAGTTGACCAGTAAACAGGTTCAATCTTGAATATCAATAAAGTAGAACCAGCTTCTACACCAAACACATTAGTGATGACAATCAAGTGATTCAGTATCAATCGTTCTTTCAGTTCACCACCTTCATGGTATTTTCTGAACAAACGCTTTAGATACTTAAAGCGTTTCATGTCATCATCGAATTCGGGTTCACCTTCACATTGAGGATTGTTATAGTGTTTCATTGCAAACATTCTAACATTCTCAGTAGTTATTTTTTCAAACATTATATGTATTTAACCGTTATACGATTCTGGTTTTTAGAAAGTGCGTTCCTCCAGATGCGGTATGTTCAATCTCAATTGAAAGTCCACCCTCAACTTTGTGAGAGATACCATCATCGTTAATGTCTTCGCCTGTTTCATCTTTACCGAATCTGCCACCAAACTGTGTAAGTGGCATGGATACTTTGCTACCCCCCTCTGCGAGTTCAACCTCACCAAAAGAAAGTCCTAGTCTACCTAGTCTCTCTCTGATAGTACTCAAAGCATGCTCTGGGACAAGATATTCCATCTGTCCCATTGCACCTAAGAATGAGTTGATTCTCTCAACATTTTTGGGGTTAGCAATATCATTTGAAAAGGAATCAGTATCCACTGGATAACCAGCGTCTGATGCCTTCTCTGTTATGAATTTGCTAAAGTTTTTCATTCTTCTTCATCCTCTTCGTCATCTTCTTCGACTTCAAGTTCTTCAAGAATTTCTTCTTCAACTTCTTCTACTGTATTTGGATTTACTTCCAAGATTTCTTGAAGTGTTTCTGTTTCAGTAGCTTGCGATTCTTCCCAAGTAACAACCTTCTTCTTGATTGGTAAACCATTTGCTCCCATACGTTCAGCCATGATTATCTCCTTATGCTAATGTACAACCGACATGTGACAATACCACCCAATTGCTGTTCGTAAACAACAAAGTAACGGTGTCGCCAACATCATTCAGTGTGACAGTTGAATATCCAGCAAGAGCAGCAGGAGTAATAACAGAGTCACCACCATCAGCAATCATTGTGATGATTTTGATTTGTCCGTTAGTTCCGTTTGCTAATGCACCGGCGTGTGCGCCTCCAGCAGTGCTGGTATCAACATGAGTAATTGAAGATGATACATCAATTGCTTCTGTTGTAGTATCGCATACATGAACTGTATCGTCCAATGCGATATATGTTGGAATGTTATTAAAGAAGTTAGCAACTGTCAACTTCTTGTTAACAGGGTTGCCACTTGGGTCATCAATAACGTGTAATAGATCTTCGGCGGCGATGCCTGAACCTAGATCTGCTAGTGCAGTAATTTTTTTATCTGCCATTTCTTTTCTCCTTAATTGTTAAAACCCTCAACTCAGTACAGTATTTACTGCACTATTGTCTTGCGAGGGAATGCTACTGTCGGGACTCGACTCACTTAATTGGTTTAGAAATACATCACACTGTTGGATTGCGCCTTGTAAAGCATTACCCTGTGAAGTTAACTGCACCTTCATTCTTTCTAGTTCATTCAGGCGTTCTTGAACTTTGTCTAGATCGCCCTTCAGAACATTTTTAGTTTCTTCAATGTCAATCGCACTAAGTACGTTTTTATCATTCTTTTTCATAATAACCTCATTCTATACTTTTATTTATACAACTTACGCAGATGCTGTAAGTGTACCAGAACCAGCAGGAACTGCAACACCAGAGTTAACTGTTGTACCAGTATCCTTGATTGTTCCACCAGCAAGTGCAATGTTTTGAGAAGCAATTGACAATACGTCATCTTCTGCAACACCACCGTCACCAGCAGAGTATGTCTTACGGAATACTAGTTTGTTAGTACCTGTACCAGATTGGTATGCAGCAGTGAATGTTGCATCTGTACCAGAACCAGCTTGTGAGTTAGTTACAGTAATGGTTGGTGTACCAGTTACAGTTACCTTCTCGTTGAAAGTCAATCTGATGTTGATTTGTCCACCAGCACCTTCACCAAAGGATGTTGTTGTGAATGCAGCAGCGTTGATATCAGCGCCGGCGACTGAAGTTGAAAGTCCACCGATTGAACAAATTACTTCTTCAAGTCCTTTACCATTCAATTGAACCCAACCCTTATCGGTTGCATATACGTCTTCTTTTTGAGCTGCAGTAAGCCACTTTGGTTTAGCTTCATCTGCATCTGTGTTTCCCCATAGGGCCATAGTCTTTCTCCTTAATTAAAGATTTTACTCTTCTATTTATCTAAATCCATTTCTCTTCAGCTGAGAAATAGTGTTGTTGGGGGATGTATGATGAATCCCAATACCACCAGCAGCTTCCCATTCCTTGATATTTTTGAGATAATCATCAATCAAGATATTAGGTTTGCCGTTTGATGTGGCATATTTCTTTTTATCTGCACGTTGTACAAGATGAATTCTTCCAGTAGGTTTAGCATTCTTCGCTAACCACGCCTTCTTGCCTGGCCTACTGTTTCCATCATTGTTCGAATATGCAGATAGAATGTTTGCTTTATATCTATTAATAAATTTCCACATCTTGTCTGCGCCAGGCATCCAAGGAAGAGTGTGCCAGAAATCCTTCTTTGCACGAATCTCTTCCCAACGTGTTTCTTTATCCACAGTGTCAAACTTTTTACCAGTGAGTTTTTTATACCCACCGAGCAAATCTACAATAACCATATCCATGTCACAGTAAATTTGTGGCAACTCTTCTTCTGAAATCTTTGTGAGTTCCACAAGACTTTTCATGGATTAGTCCTTTTCTTTTGGTGCGACTTCAACTTTAGACATAGGTTTGCCTGTCATTGTGGTATCACCACCTTTGATAGTCTTTTTCTTTTTGTCTTCATCATCATCTTCTTCAGTCTTAGCGTCTGCTTTCTTTGCAGAAGCTTCCCACATTGCACGAATAGCATCCACAACTGTTTCTTCTTTGACTTCCTTCTTAGTTGCCATCAACTTGTCATGGTTGTCAATTGCATACTTATCTGCATCGTCTTTGTTGTCAAATTCTTTTGCAATACTACCATCTGCATTGTATACACAGAACTTACCGTCTTTTTCTTTAACGTGATCTGTCGGATCCATTTCTTCAGATTTCATTGACTTAGAAATTGCTTTACGTCTTTTGTGCAAAAACTTATCAGAGTCATCAACATCACCATCGTTGTTGATATCTTTATCTTTACGGTCAGCAAACTTCTTTTTAACCGCTTTAGGTTGAACTGCGTCCAAACCTTCACCGTCATCAGACTTGTCGTTCTTGTTTGTTTCTGTTTTCAGAACTTCTTCAACGTCATACTGTTTGCCGCCGATAGTAAAGGTTTTCTCACCCTTTTCTTTTGCCATCTTTGCAGCATGGATGTAGTTATTCTCATCCTTTTCGTTTTTGGGTTTCTCACCCTTTTCTTTTTTAGAGATAGCGATTGCAGCTTGTTGAGCAGGGGAAACTGCTTCTAGTACTGCACTTTCAAGACTACCCTTTTTAGTATCAAAGTACTTTGGCATTTTATTTCTCCTGTGCGTTTATTTTATTAATTGTTTCTTGTGCTTTTGCAATTTGCAACTGCAACTGAGCGATACGAGTTTTCTTCTTGTCATCACGCCCCTGTTCTACCTCTTTAGCAGAATCTGGTTTCTTCGGTTCTTCTTGTTCTGGTAATGGTTGAGAAGGCCATTGAACTGGTTGTTTTGTTTCTTCTTTGATATCTACAGGCGATACTGCCATATCTCCGAAAGCCATTGTAACCTTTCCATCTCTTTTATACAAATATCTTTTAGCACTTGTAGGACTATCTTTTCTTGCCATGGTAATCTTTTCTACTGTACCTTTACGAACCATATTCTTAGACTTGACAATATACTCAATAAAATCTTTACCCTTCTCTAGTGTGGAGTCGTGTTTGATTTTAACAGTAGAACCTTTCTTCAGTTTATCAAAAACACGAAGTAACTTAGGGTCGTTCATCTTCATACCTTCAATCAAAGCGTCTGTGATTTCTACTTCCATTTCTTCTTTGTACATATTAAGTTCATATCTCTTATTGTCAAGATTTGCAACTTGAATTTGTACACCTTTGGACTTGCCCTTCTTGTCTTTACCCATCAAACGATATTTGTTTGTTTTCCCTGACGATGGTTTACGAGGGCCCAATGCAACTTTATCATCTATTTCATCTGAGTCAATTTCAATTCCAAGTTTCTTTTTTGCGTAATCATATGCATGTTGCATTGCAGAAGAAAATGTCTTGTGATATATGTCATACTTCTCATCAAGAAGTTCAACCTCTTCACCCATTCTAAGTTGTTTTGAGACCATCTTAGTAGTGTTCAACATATCACGATATGACTTAGAAATCATAGCGACAAACTTTTCTTTGTCTCGTGGTTTACGAATCATGTCGTATGCTTTTAGTAAAGTATCAACAATCTTAGAATCAACTTTTTGTTTCTTACCGTCTTGGAATTCTAAAGAAAAGTTACCTCGTGTATCCATTGCCTTACGCAACTGTGTAACCATGTTTTTACCAGCAGACGCTTGGTCTGCGGCGTTTGCTTTTGGTTCATCAATATCAGCAGGATCAACACCACGTTTACCCATCGCCCTCATTGCATCACGTTTTGCCTTAGAAGATTCGTCAATTGATTCTTGACAATGTTCTTCATTGCAAGACACACATGGTGATTCTCCACAATCACATCCACACTCAGTTTCTTCATTCTGTCTTTTAAGAACTGCGGCGACTTGTTTGTGATTAGACAAACCCTTCTTAATTTTTTCGATAGCTTTCACAGCACCACTATAGTTGCCACCAGCGTATCTTTTGTCAGATGCAATACCTATTGCCATCTTGATTTCTTTAGGTGAATACCCTTCACGAACTTCGGAAAGAGCTTCCATCATTGTTTTTCCGTATCTTGTCATTTTACTTTTCCCAAATTTGTATTTGTAAAGAGTCATCACCCTTAATAATTCGATGATACTCCATTGCGTTAATATTGTAGAGTTCGCCCTTAACCAACTCCACTGGAAGTTCATTGTCCATTTGAAGTTGCCAACCGACACCCTCTAGGATTTTAATCTCCCTATCATTCTTATCACGATGCCAGACTAGTTCCTCTTCATCTACATGTTCTGAAAAGGTTCTAAGTTTGTATCCTTTCTCTAGTATGTCCTCATAAGGATTTACCAAAAGAAATTACCCCCACCACTCAATCCAAGTTGTTTTGCATATCTTGGCAAATTACATGCCCAATATCCTGCCTTGGTTTTGTCTTTCTTGTTTGCACAATCATGTCTTGCAGCAAACGATTTTCTTGCCTCTTTGTCATTCAACTTAACCTTCAGTCCAGTTGTATCTCCCCAAGAGACTTTCTTAATATTTCCTGTTGATGGGTCTTTAACATACACATAGTATTTCTTAGGCCCACCCGCTTTAGGTTTATTTAGTTCAACATCCTTACCTTGATACTCAGATTCCATCATTGGACAATCTAGTGGTACGTTCTCTCCCTCATAGACTGCATACTTACCAATGTCACCTTCCATCAAATCTCTGTTGAACCCTGTAGGATTAAACTTACCAGCCCTATACTCTTCTCTTTTCTCTTGAAAATATTCATAGTACTTCTCAGAACCCACACGATATATGTTTGATTCTATTAGACTAGCAGTCTTACATTCTTGACAACAATCTTCTGTGCCACAATGTGCATGTTCTTTGAATGAAATGATAGGTTGTGAAGGAGTCATTTGATTACTTTCTTTAACTTCAGTTTCTTCTTTCTGTCCCTTTGCTTGTTTCCACAAGTCTGCATCACCAGTAGTTCTAGTTTTACCGCCAGTAATAAAAGAGTTTACCCTTGCAAAAGCCCATTGTTGTGGAGTTGTGCCAGGGCGGTGTCCTGTCTTCCATGCCGCCATACCTCTGTCGTAAACTTTCTTCAGAATACCATAAGAGATACCAGACTTCTCAGACTTTTTAACAAGTCCTTCAATCTTTTCATCCAATTGAAATTCTTCTTTAGGAACACAGTTCGGCACCATTTTACCGCCCTTCTTCTTCATTCCCTGTTGTGTATGAGTGTCCCAACATGGGTCATCCTCACCAAACATTTGTTTGAATTTCTTTGTGTACTTGGATGGTTTAGTCTCTGCACCCTTATCGCCAGGCGCAGGCCCATCCTTTGCTTTTGCAAAATGTGCTGCACGTTTCTTTTTAGTAGATACTGACATCTCATCACCATCAGCATCTTTTGCATAATACTTTGCTGGTTCAGTACCTTTTCTATCTTTAATATCTTTATCTTGTTTTACTTCGTACAACCACTTCTTATGTACTGTTCCATCTTGTTCTGAGAACACGATATAGTTAGTTCCTCTACGAACAACCTTACCAGATACGCCAGTGTAGTTATCTTCTACAATGTCACCAATTGCATAGATTGTACCTTCAATGTACATATCACGAATTACATCTTCTTCTGTCTGTTCTACTTGGTGTACAATAAAAGACTCACGAATACCCATGTGTTTACGAACATCTTTGAATAGAGACATTCCTTGTTTGAAGTTTGATGGAAGTCCAGATTCAAAACCAGTTTTCTTAATCTTTCCTCTTTCGTCATATTCATTTTTATATCTATTTTCAGATGCCGCTGCTCTCATCTTAGATGCAGACATTCCAGTAACACCTTCTGCATCTGGGTCTCTTTCGCCAGCAGATACAACCTCAATATTGTCAAACCCATAATAACCGTGTCTACCTTCAACACCATTATACTTGTTCAACAATGTATCAAACTCTGTTACACGATCAGAACCAACAACCATTACAATTGATTTGTGTCCTTTGTTGTGTAGTGATACTGCGATTTCAAATACTTGTCTTGCTTTATCAACAACAATGTTCCTTGCATGTTTTGGGAACATCTTCTTCATGTAAGCAACTTTCTTACTGTAAGGAAGAGGGTCTTTCTTTGGGTTTTCTGAGTGTGATGCAAACACATAATATGGAGCGCCAGGATTTTTCTTTGCCTGTTTCTCTACTGCTTCTAATAGTTTTTCATGTCCTGTAGTTGGTGGATTGAATCTACCAAAAGTAAAAACGCATGTGTCACCACGAGCTTCTCTGATATCCTTGAAACTTTTCATTATTCTGTACCCGATCCTCTTGCCTTTTTTAGTCTTTCTAATTCTGCCTTACGAAGTTTAACCATCAACTTCTTTGCAATCTTTTTAACTGCAGCGCCCTTAGTTTTCATAATTCTATTATCTAGTGTCTGTCTTTGCATCAAAGACAGATTTGCATATTCGTTTGGTTCTAGTCCAGCAAACTTCTTAATAATAATCTGTTTTGCTTGTTTATTTGCACGTTGTTTAATCTTACCATCTGGTGCTAATTTCTTTTTGTTCCTTGCAACCTTTGCCTTGAATGCAGAAGACTTAGCAAGTTTCTTCATTCGTAATCCCATTTTGCGTCTGGTAGCAACTGACAAAGCTTTACGTTCAGTCAAGTCAGATATGAGATCATTCCATTCAATCATTTGTCCCACGCCTTAATTGCAGTAAAGTTATTAAAACTAAATTCCATACGGTCTACTAGTTTCACTGCATCTCCTGATACTCTATCAATTGCAACATAACCCTCTGGGTTAGTTACTTTAAAACCATTTGATGTTTTAATGAACGTATCCGTTAATCCCTTAACACTATTTAGTTTCTTCACAACTCCCATCTTTGCATCAACCAAGTGTCCTTGGAAGGCTATGATGTTCTCTAAATTCTTTGTGTGTTTCTTTACTTCACGAAGATACTCAGTTTGAAGATTGGTATACTTCTCTTTACCTTTATCACTCTTAACTTTATCTATTTGTTTTTGAATTGCATCGAATACCCACTTCTCGTATCCTTTTGCATGTCCTCTAGGGTCAGTAATCTTCTGTCCCTCACGAACTTTACTATTATTGTATGTTTTTAATTGAGCACCAGCAAGTGTTCCTGTAAATACATCCTGTAGTTTTAAGAACTTATTTAGTAGTGGGGCATTAATTTTCTTGAATGTAGAACCAGCAAGTGATAAAGATTTTGTAACCTTTTCAGTTTCAGATGCAGTCATTGTAGCCTTACCAGATACGTCCTTGTAAGTTGCATCGTCCATCCAAACTGATGAGGGTTTGGTAAGCCCCTTAATATTTGCACCGAATTTTGCTTTCATTCCTTGCAAATCACTACCAGAATATGTTGTGTGCCATACCACACCAATCTTTGATGACTTGATTGTTTTACCCAAGTCAGAGTTTACATCTACTGCATATACGATTGTGTTTGGTTGGAAAGTGTAGTACTTAGTACCGTCTATAGTTGTTGTGTCAACATCATCAGATGTATACATCAAGTCGCCCTGTAGAACGTCTTTGATACCTAACTTAGAAAACTCTGAAAGTGCGACTTTAAACTTACTGTTCAATGAACCAGATAGTCCATCTGCATCAATCTCTGCGGCAGTCTTATAAAGTTTTGGTGTTGCATTGAATACTGACTTTTTTGCAACAAAGAATTTGCCGTCAGCAGGGTCGATACCAGCAAAGATTGCAGGCGCACCATCCCACTTGACAGTCATATTTACAGATGAACGAGATGCACCAGCTAACATGTCCCTTAGTGAGCGAACAAAGTTAATTGCTGCTCTACCGCCAGGCACTCCGAAATTCAAGATTTCGTCTTCGATATGTTCTAAGTGTAGGTTCTTCCCACCTTTATCCTCAGCGAGATACCCAGAAAAATTTAGCATGTAGCACCGTTTCCATTCATACAAAGTTATTACTATTCTATTTATAACGAAACGTACTTAGAACTTTACATCATCGAACCTATCATACTTGGCATTTTGTCCTTTATCAAAGGCTGGAGTGTCATCCTGTCCACTATCAATGATATCTTCTTGCGCTTCTTGTTCACAATCATACAGTTTCATTTTACTTCTGTCAATACCTACGACAAATCTTTTGTTTGTACCCAAGTCATTATAACGATTCTTCAACTGTTTTACCATCAGTTGATTTAGACTTTCCAACTCTTCAGTAGAGATTAGTGCAAACATCAAGTCAGCAGTAGCAGGTAAACCAAATGATTCGGAAGTATCTTCTAGTCCGACATCAGAGTTTGCAAAACCACCACGAGTAGTTTGTGTAGCAGACATGATTGGTAGATTTGTTTCTACAGCAAGTCCACGAAGTTCTTCTGCAATCGCCTTGATATAGAAATAAGAACCAACACTTGCATTGCCTTTAAATCGTGATGAACTACAGATGTTCAGATAGTCGATAAAGATAATGTCTGGTGTAAATGATTTCTTTAATGCAAGTTCTTTAATTAAACTACGGAAGTGTCCACTATGGGCAGATGCAGTTGGGTATTCTTTAATAACAAGTTTACCATTAGTCTTCTCATTAATCTTTGCAACTCTATCAGTAAACATTTTCTTTGGTAGATTATGTAAGTCTTCCATAGAAACATTCATCAAGTTTGCATCAATACGTTCTGCAATACGTTCTTCTGCCATCTCCATAGTAATGTATAGAACATTCTTACCTTGCATCAAAGTAGATGCAGCCATGTGACACATAAACAACGATTTACCTACACCAGTACCAGCAAGTGCAATATTCAAAGTTTTCTGTGGAAGTCCACCTTTAGTAATCTTGTTGAAGTATTCTAAATCAAATTCAAGTTTCTCTTCTTTCTTGTGATAAAACTCAAATCGTTCATCTGCGTCTTCAATATAATCGTGTCCGATATGTTGATCAAAACCAACAGCAAGTGCTTCAGATAAAATAGATGGAATTGCTTCTTGGGTATGTTGTTTGTCTTTACCCTCAATAATCTGAATACCAGATAAGATTGCATTATAGACTGCTTTGTCTTTGCAGAACTTCTCAGTAGTATTTACCAACCACTGCATATCAACTTCTGCTTCATTCAGAGATTCAATAACCTCAACCACTTTCTGGAATTCAGTACCGTTTAAGTCTTTTCTATTATCAAGTTCAATAGACAAAGTTTCCTTTGTAGCCATTGACTGATACTTATCCATGAAATTATAAATCTCTTCGAAAAGAATACGGTCAGTCTTCTCTTGAAAGTATTCACTCTTAATGAATGGTAATACCCTACGGGCATAAGTCTCATTAAAAATGAGGTTACTGAATATTGTCTTTTCTATCGTCATCGCTTGCATCTGTAA